AGAGCTTATAGCGCGATGACGCCAGAAGATCGCGCAAAAATTGCAGGCATGCCCGCGGATACAACGCAACTGAAAGTGCTGCAAGATATCCATAAACAGTACAAGAATATTGATACACAAATAGCAGATCTTGTTCAATCAGCACAATCTGGTAACTTAGCTGCAAAATCATTACTTAAATCCTATAGCGCCTTAGATACCCGATTAGAGCAAAAAGCTCAGTGGTATCAACTAACTCAAGGATTACAGCCTGGAACAGCGCTTGATGAAGCAAGAAGAGATTTGCAAGTAGGTCAGTTATATAACAAAGCAAATCTTTCAGAAGTAAAAGACTCGGCTTTTCCATTTGAAGTCAAGCAATTCATCAATCAATTCCGCGGAACGCCGCAGGGCGATGCATTAGCTAATACGCTTGCTACGGCTTATGCAGTAGGCGGTAGCGCTGTAGCTAATACGTTAAATGGAGCCCTTGGCATTAACTTGCATTTGGCAGAAGCGCTTGGGCTTGACACATTTGCTAAAGACTTCCGCGAACTTGCAGGCACAATTAAATCTGCTGGCGATAACGCCATAGCAGTAGCTGATGCAAAAACAGACGCAGGGAAAAATTTTATTGGCGGTCTGTCAAATGTGGTGTCATCAATCCCTTGGTTAGCAACTGGGGTAGTGCCAGGAATTGTTGCCGGAGCTATAGCGCAAACCTATGGCAATGAATACATCCAAGGTAGATTTTCAGGACTCTCGCCGGACGAAGCTGGGTTTAGAGCTACGCTCATGGCAATTGCTGAAGGCGTTGGCGAACGAATTGGTGCAAGCGAGCTTACAGCGTTGCTTAAACCGTTATGGAGAGAAACACCAACATCTCAATTAGCAAGTGTTGTAAGCCAATCGTTGTTACAAAAAGTTGGCGAGTTTGGAACTAAAGAACAACTTGGTGAGTTGTTGACATTTAATTTGCAATTTGCGACCGATAAGCTATCTAATGTTGGACTCAATCAACAAGCAACAGGGATGGATTATTTGCGTGGTGCTTTATCAACCATGCAACAAACATTTGTAGCCGCTGGCGGCAATACTGGTGTAGCAGTTGGCCTAAAGGGTGGCTTCACGCCAGACAATAGTGGTCAAATTGTTGAACTTAGTGGAGATGGTAGAGAAGCATTTGTTGTACTTGGAAATGGCGGTGTAGCACGCGTAGACATCCCTTCCAACGCTAACATGAAGCTAGGCGATCAAATCAATATTGGCGCAACAACAAGCGATATCATTTACACGCCACAGCAAAATATAAATCGTTTTGCTCAGTATGCTAATGACGTACAAGATTTATATAGTTCAGAACTTGGCAGAGAACCTTCGTTTGACGAACTACAAAACGCCATCCAAAGCATCATTAATGGTACGCAAATACAGACTATACAAGCCACGCTAAACGAATCGCCAGAGGGTAAGTTTTACAATGACAAAACAGCTTTTAATGCAAAAACGGACGCGCAGATTGCCAATGACATGCTCGGGCTTTTAGGCTCAGGTAAAAGCTACGCAGACATAAATACGCTATTCAATACGATGGGGCTTGACCCCAATCGTCAAAGTAACGTATTAGATACGATTACACCAAGGCAAGTAGTGCGTGGAACCGTAGACTCAATAACTAACGGCATGGCTATAGTCAGGACCGAGGACGGCAGATTGTTTACCATGCCAGCCACAGACGTTGACAATAAATCATTGTCGCGTGGCGATGTTGTTAAGCTTGGTCTGTCCACTATAAAACCAGACAGTGCGCCAACAGTGCGTTTAGAAATACCGGTCACTCAGGCTGTAACGGTAACGCCAACTATTACAGAAACGCAAACAATAACGTCAACCATAACACAGACAGTTACTCAAACTTCTACGGTAACGCAGACAGTAACACCAACGGTTACACAAACAGTGACCCAAACTCCTACTATTACACAAACAGTTACGGCGACCGTAACAGAAGAGGTTACGCAAACAGTCACCCCGACAGTAACCCAAACAGTTACGCAAACAGTTACGCCCACTGTTACGCAAACCGTCACTCAAACAGTAACTCAGACAGTCACGCCCACCGTAACCCAGACTGTTACTCCAACTGTAACTCAGACAATAACGCAAACAATCACACCAACGGTTACTGCAACCGTCACTCAAACTGTTACCCCAACGATTACACAAACTGTTACGCCAACAGTAACAATAACGCCTAGCATCACAGCAATCATTACAACCACTGAGTTACCGCCTATTACAACGACGGTAACTATCCCTCCGGTAACAACAACCGTAGCGCCAACCACGACCGAAATAACAACCTTAGCTCCTACAATACCGTGGCCTCCAACAACTTCATTAGAGCCAACTACATCAATCCCTCCGACAACAACCGTGACGATACCGCCGGTTTCCACTACAGAGCCACCAACAACAACACCTACACCGCCAACAACAACGGTTACAAAACCACCTATAACATCTGTGCCTCCAACGACATCGGCTGGTATGCCATTCCCGTTGTTTGGTATACCGGCGGCAGTTGGACAGAAAAAGACTTATGTGGACTACGCACAGCCCAACGTGCCAGCACCAGAGTTTGGGCCTTTTGATTTATTTAAAGCGCCAAATTACTTGCGTCCTTTGCAAGATACTGGCAACTTCGGACTAGCAGCACTATTAGGAGCAGCAAATGATGTCAAGCAGGGGAATGGGGGCGATCAATCCCAGCAAAATGCCCAAGGCCAAGGTCAGGCGCCGCCGGGATGACACAGACTTTACGCAATACGCAGAAGGCGGTAAGGTATCAAAAGTCAACGAAGCAGGCAATTACACCAAACCTGGGCTGCGGAAATCTATCTTTAGGCGAATTAAAGCGGGTGGTAAAGGTGGTGCGCCAGGGCAGTGGTCAGCCCGAAAAGCCCAAATGATGGCTTTACAATACAAAAAAGCTGGTGGTGGATACAAATAGTGACTTGGTCTAGCAAGTACAAAAAGTCTATTGATTGCAACAACCCTAAAGGGTTCTCGCAAAAAGCGCATTGCGCTGGGAGAAAGAAGATGGCTAGCGGTGGGTTAGCAAAGTCTCAACAAAGTCTCAAAGATTGGACTGACCAAAAGTGGAGAACCAAGAGTGGCAAACCTAGCACACAGGGACCAAAAGCAACGGGAGAGCGGTACCTTCCCGAAGCAGCCATTAAGTCTCTTTCATCGGCAGAGTACGCAGCAACTACCCGAGCTAAAAGAGAAGGAAAGTCTAAAGGGGTTCAGTTTGTTTCTCAACCTAAAAGCATTGCCAAAAAGGTGGCCCCATTTCGGAAGGTAGGTAAATGAGCACAACCGGAACAACCACATTTAACCCCAATCTTAATGAACTTGTAGAGGAAGCGTTTGAGCGCTGTGGCCGCGAGTTGAGGTCAGGCTATGATTTCCGCACCGCCCGAAGAAGTTTGAACTTATTAATCTCTGAATGGGCCAACCAAGGCATTAATCTTTGGACAATTGAGCAAGGCTCCATCATGTTGATGGCAAACCAAATTACCTACCCATTGCCTATCAATACGGTTGATCTAGTTGAGACTATTATTCGGACTGGGACAGGAACCAATCAAACTGATATCAATATCTCTAGAATTTCGGTAAGTACTTACTCTACAATCCCTAATAAACTTGCAACTGGGAGACCGATTCAGATTTACATTGATCGCCAAGGAGGCCAAACTTACACATTTACAGGAACCCTTGCGGCGGCGATTAATTCATCAGTGACGACAATTCCCATGTCATCGCTTGCTCAAGTTCCTTACGCTGGGTATGCCAACATAGGAGCCGAGACGGTTAACTATTATGGAACCTCAACACAGGCTGAGAATGTTGCGACAGGCGCATCGGCGCACGCTACGCTTAACAATGTGGTTCGTGGTCAAAACAACACGACGGCTGCGTCTCATGCGTCGGGCGCTTCGGTTACGAATACAAAGTTTCCGAACGTAACCGTATGGCCTGCGCCAGACCAGGGATCAATCACTTCGCCTTATTACTATTTGATCTATTGGCGACTAAGAAGACTTCAGGATGCTGGCAATGGGGTCAACGTGGAGGACATACCGTTTAGATTTCAAGAGGCATTAGTCGCTGGTTTAGCTTACAAGTTGTCAATGAAAATAGAAGGCGGACTAGAACGGATGCAGTTTCTCAAGGCTCAATACGATCAAGCCTGGGATTTGGCATCTACAGAAGACCGCGAAAAAGCACCTATTCGCTTTGTGCCAAGACAATCATTCCTTGGTATGAGCTTCTAAATGCCTAATCAATTTGCAAGTGGCAAATTTGCGATAGCACAGTGTGATCGCTGTGGGTTTCGCTATAAGCTCAAACAGCTAAAACCGCTGACAATCAAGACAAAAAATGTCAATATACTGGTGTGTCCAACTTGCTGGGAGCCAGATCAACCACAGTTGCAATTAGGCATGTTCCCGGTGAATGACCCGCAAGCAGTTAGAAACCCACGTTCCGATTCAAACTCATACTTTCAATCAGGATACAACGGTATGCAGACGAACAACAATGTAGGCGTAGACCCTCTTTTTACAGGCGTCCCTCTGGAGGGTAGTCGCATCATAGAGTGGGGCTTTAATCCTGTCGGCGGCTCCCGGTCGTTTGATGCAGACCTAACACCGAATCACTTAGTCGGTCAATCAAGTTTAAACAGTGTCACTGTAAGCTAGGAGCAAGCATGAAAACGATGGAAGCACTTAAAAAACACATGAAGAAAGGCAAGGGAGCGCATCCTGACGCCGATGTTAAGAAGATGAAATCGGGCGGCCCAACCTCGGAAATGATGCGAAAGATGGGGCGGAACATGGCCCGGGCGGTTAATCAGAGAGGCAAATAATGGCTAAGTATTCTATGAAAATAGGCGGCAAAGAGGTGGGACCGGCATCCGTTTATGCAGAGCCTCATACGATGACCGGGGCGAAGTTAGTGGCATCCCCGACCCCTGGAAAGCCTTTAGTGTCTAAGCAAGAAATCAAGACCACGGGCATCAAGATGCGTGGCACCGGTGCGGCAACGAAAGGCTTAATGAGTCGGGGGCCGATGGCGTGAACTGGGGAGAGTTAAAAACTGCGATACAAGATTATTGCGAAACCACGTTTGACACCGATACACTGCAAACGTTTGCTCAACAAGCAGAGCAACGCATATTCAACACGATCCAGTTTCCCTCATTAAGAAAGAATGTCACCGCCGTTTGCACCATCAATAATCAATATCTTCAATGCCCTGATGATTTTCTTGCGCCTTACTCTTTTGCGGTTATTGACCCTGATGGGACATATAACTTCTTACTTAACAAAGACGTAAACTTTATTAGGGAATCGTTTCCCATAGCACAAGGTAGTGCAAATACAGGAAGACCTTATTGTTATGCCTTGTTCGGTACTGACTATCCAACCAATACAAAAGAATTGGTTTTTATATTAGGACCGACGCCAAATTTAGCGTATTCAGTGGAGTTGCACTATTTTTTCTATCCCGCATCTATCGGCGTTGGAAATGTTAGCGCAACAACAACATGGCTTGGCGATAATTTTGATTCTGTGCTTTTATATGGATGTTTGATTGAGGCGTATACCTTTTTGAAAGGTGAGCCGGATATGATGACGTTGATTAACAGCCGCTACAAAGAGGCTCTTATTCTTGCTAAACGTCTTGGTGATGGTCTTGAGCGGATGGATGCGTATCGTTCTGGTCAGGTGCGAGATAAGGTAGTGTAATGGCGATTATCCAAACACTAACGACCAGCTTTAAAGTAGAGTTAGCTCAAGGGCTGCACAACTTTACGACGGGGACGGGCAATGTGTTTAAACTGGCCTTATACACCGCCAACGCGGATCTCGGTGCCTCTACCACTGCGTACACGACATCCGGGGAGGTGTCCTCCAGTGGAACCAACTATACCGCTGGCGGGATTGCACTCACAAACATTACCCCGTCCTTTCAAGGAACTACTGCATACTGGTCTTTTGATAACGTAACTTTTAATAATGTGACGCTAACAACCAACGGCGCTTTGATTTATAACAACACAAACCAAGGTCGTTCGGTTTGTGTGCTTAATTTTGGTGTGAACATCTCAAAAGCGGGTCAAGGTTTAACAATCACATTCCCTGCCGGTGATGCTACAAACGCAGTTATGAGGATTAGCTAATATGTGGACGCAAATTACACCGGGCGTAACGACAACTTATACACAGATAAGTCATGGTGTTACTACAACATGGACTGTTATAAGCACGTCATAAGGAAAAAACATGCCTGTCCAATATACAAGTTTATTAAAGTTAGCAAAGCCAGATAACGGCTCTGAGGATGGGTCATGGGGTACAGTTGTAAACGATTCACTAACAAACCCATTAGAAGAAGCAATTGCAGGCGCAGCAACGATAGATG